TTTCATCTTTTTTGTTTTCCTCTGCAACCATGCCATAATAAATTACAGTCATTCGGATTTTCCAACCATCTGAATCTTTATATTTTTTTGATAAGTCGGATATTTTTTTAACTGTTAGTAATTCTATTTTATTAGTAGTTACATCAAATATTTCTACAAAGTCTCGATGTGTTTTTTCTTGTTCTTCTTTATTTAATTTTTTAAAATAAGTAAAGTATTCCACATCTTTTAGATACACAGATTTTTTATTTCCCGGCATATCCACTCCTACAAGGTAATCATCAAACTTACCACTAGTAAAATAAACACTAGCTATACGTTCATCATACCATAGTGTTACTAGGTCTCGTTTTTCTTTTTTAGTCATTGTTATTGTCATCTTTAAGTTCCTTTTCTATCAACATCTCTAGATATTGTTTTGCTTTGTATAAATCCTCTAATCCATTATCTTTATATCTCCACCTACTTATATATTTTACCACATTTCCTTCTGCGAATCCCATATCATTATCATGAATATAATCAAAAGGTTCTATATCTAAATGATAGTGAACAGGGTCTACACTCTTAGGTTTATTATCCCTATTATATGCTTCCTTAAAACTATAATGTTTAGGTTCTGTATATCTTGCGTTTCCAATTTCATCGTTTTCCATATTAGGATATCCTTTCAATTCTCTATATTGTTTCCATGTTAAGTCAGGATAGTTCTTTTCTCTATCTTTCCATTCCCCCCATGTAAAATCATATTGTACTTTTGGATTACTCCAACTAGCTTTACTCATTTTCTATATCCTCTCTAGTGTTAGATATAAATATAGGAGTTTTATCCCCATACCATGCTCCAACTGTGTTATAATCGAACCACTCTATTGCCATCTCCTCTGCCATCTCTTTACTTTCACAGTCAGGGTCATCCATAAAATTCTTAATTAATATATCTACAGATTTCTTCGCATCGTATATAGCTATTGGACCTCTGTATTGTTGATAACCTAATCCTATAAAGGCATCCTCATATTCATCATATAACATGACTGTTTCTTCAGTTTCTTCTAGGTAACTATCTAACTTTTCTTTTAATGTTTTTTTCTTAGCCTTTGCCATTCTCTCTACTCTTTCTTAACTTATCTGACATCTTTTGTTGTTTAGATACACTCTTGGGTGTAAACTCTTGTTTTTGTCTATATATCTTTAAAATATCATCCTTCTCTACAGATTTCTTAAATCTTCTTAATAGTTTTTCAAAGGGTTCACCTTTTTTGGCTGTAACTTTCATACTTTATATTCTTCTTTCACTGCCCACGATGGTTTACATATTTCCATATCTACCCCAAGTGGTATATTTAATGTATTTTCTTTCATTAATTCTTTAATCTTAGGAGCAACTTCATCTAGTTCATCTTTATGTATCTCACATATAACTTCATCATGAACCTGAAGTAACAAGTTACTCTTCTTATCTCTTAAATAGTTATGTATTTCTACTATTCTTTCGCTCATTATATCAGCACTTGTACCCTGAATCAAGTAATTTACTCCTCTATATGCATAATCTTTAGGTACTTTATAAATTCTACCATACTTATTTCTTATCCATCCCTTTGATTCAATGGTCTTAACTACAGAATTAAAAAATTCCTTAGACCCCTTCATATTTTCTAGATATGTACGTTTATATCTAAAAGCCTCTGAAGGAGTAGTATTTAACTGCATAGCTAATTTATCTTTACCAATACCATATATAACTCCAAAAGTAATTGACTTAGCTAACTGACGATAGAACTTAAATTCAGGATTATCCTCATCCATATTAAAAGCTATCTTAGCCGCCTCTCCATGAAAATCTACATCATCTTGTTTCATTAGTTCGTTCATCTCAGGGTTATTTACATAATCCATAAATACTCTAACTTCCATTTGAGAGTAATCGTAAGCCATTAAAGTATAGTCTTTTCTCGGTACGAATAGATGTCTGATTGCTATTTGAGTTTTGTCCTTAACATCAAACTTATCTCCACCCAAAAAACTCCATGTGTCTAATACATCGTCTGTAAGAGTGACTGTAGTGTCTCCCCCTTTACTAGATATCAATGCAGCTATTCTACCTTTAACTTCCCCACGTTGCTCGTCAGTTAATTCTCTATCTGCTATATAAATAACATCTCTTGGAATATTCTGTAGATTGGGGTTACTAGATGATAGTCTACCTGTAACAGTTCCCCAGTTCTTAAATCCTGTATGTAATACGGGCATCTCTAAATAAGGCTCTATATAAGTAGAGTTGAACTTATTAAGTGTTCTATATTGTCTAATTAATCCTGCTAAAGGATGATTGACTTGAACAAGTACTGCTTCATTCCAAGCCTCTGCTCCTGTTGTTGTCTGAACAGGAGAATGAATATTCATCTTATTAAATATCTCTCCGATTTGTGACGGACTGCTAATATTAAACATAAAGTCTATCTTATCAAATCCTAATTCGTCTTTAGCCAAATCGTATATACGTTGCTCAAGTTTCTTTAATCTTAGTAAAATCTTTTTATGCATAGTTTTAGCATAATTATTATCTATAGCTATTCCTCTACTCTCCATATCATATAAGGCTTTACTCAATCGGCATTGTAATCTTAATAAATCAGACATGTCAGCTCCTTTAATCTTAGCTAATCTGTCTATGTATAGTCTTTTAGTACAATTAACATCTTCTATACAATAAGGACCAAGAATATCTATAGGGGCTAAAGAATAATTATCCTTCCATCTAACGTCATCAGTCTTATTACTCTTTAATATCTTATTAGTATCTATATCATATTGCCCAGCACTATCTCCATAATCTTTAATAGTGATATCGAGTAGACTTAACTTATTAACTGTAGTAGGTTCAGTCATTCTAACCATGACTAATACATCAATCATCTGCATATTGAGTATATCCATACCCTCTTTTTCTAAAAACTTAGCATCAAACTTTACATTGTATCCTACTAATATCTTGCAAGTCTTATTTAAGAATTGAATTAAATCATCTATATCAGAGATAGTTAAATTTTGCTCATCATTATGTCTAACAGGGAAGTAATAGGTTGGTGCAGAATCATATATAGCATGATTAACTATTGGGGTAAGTCCTATACCACATAAAACTGTCCCTTCTGAATAAACGTCTAGACCATTAGTTTCCACGTCTATTATCCAAGTGTGTATCTTACCATACTCTTGATTTAAGTTATCAAGAACTGATTTAAAATTATCTTTATTTACTATTACTGCTTCCATGATTCTAAAATCCTCCCAAGCTGAGTCAAACTTGGGAGGTATTATTGAGAGGAGGTTCCTAGAAAGGCATCTCTACATCGTCAGATTTTTCATCTGATGTAGATACTGCATCTTTAGGTGTTGTAGTTTCAGTATTGTTAGTTTGAGGTGTGTATTTCTTACCATATCTACCAGCGAAATACTCATCAAGAGGTGTTAATTCTGACGTTTCCTTAATTTTATCTTCAGGAATTTCAATAGTTTTATCTGAAACTGCTGTGATAGTATAGGTAGTATCAGTACTTAGACCATTTCTTTTAATTCTAAGTACACCTTTATCAAGTCCTTGCCAATCATTGTAAATGTCAACAAGTTCATTCCACAGATATCTACCTCTACCAAAACTTAAAGTAATAATCTTAAAGTCATTGATAGGTTCTACGAACATAGTCTTACCTGAAGGCATAGATTTTTCTTCCCAATCTAAGTCTCCAGCTAAACCTGTCTTTGGTTTTTCAGGGTGTATTACTTCTGATACATACGCCCATAAAGCAAACTTTCTAGATGGGATACTTCCCTCTGGAACTTCATCTGCAGGTCCATCTTCAGTATGAAGTACAGATTGCCATCTTCCATCTTCACGGAATGTGTGCAGTCTGATTTCTGCTAGACAAGGGTCTTCAGGAGTCCCTGTTGCTATTGATTTAATGAACGCTTGGTCACCATCTTGTTTTAAAAACAGTTCCTTGTATACGCTATTGTTTGACTGAGAGTTTCTATTTTGTTGATAACTCTCATATCTTTGTTGTATATCGGCTATTCCTGCCATATTTTTCTCCTTTACCAGATTCTCCGGTTTTCTATTGTTTCTTTTAGTATATCATAGTTTTTTACTTCTTGCACATCTTTATATTGTTTAGGAAGCTTTAGATAAGATATATTAACACGATTAGATAATCTTGTCAATATATAATCTCTACCTTTTTTTCCTGCCCCGTCATTATCTAAACACAGGATAATCTCTTTTGATGGTAAATCTAATATTAGTTCTTCTTGTATTTTAGACATTTGCATTCCTAATAATGCTACTGCCTGATATCCTAATTGATTTAACCACATAGCATCCAATGCACCTTCTGTTATACATACAGCATTAGAAGTATCCACTAAATGTTGTCCAAATAGAATATGAGATTTCTTAAAACCTTTAGCATATACATATTTAGGAATACCGAATTCTCTTCTAATAACCCACCCAACTAATTTAGAGTCTTTATCGTGTGCAGGAATTACTAATCCATTAGTTGAGGTAATTCCACACCCCCATCTATTCAAAGTAAACTTAGTAAATCCTCTATCAAAGACCCATTTAGGAACCATGTATTGTTTAAATGGAAATACCTTCTCTTCTAATGGAGGTAATCCAAGAGGAGCAGGGTTATCTATTTGAAATACCTTATCATCATATCCTGTGGAATTGTCAGCTATAAACTGGTTAATTTCTCTAGCACCCCATCCAGTTTTGTTCCTAATAAAGCTTTTCAAACTACCCTGTCCACAACCTGCAAAACATATCCATACACCCTTTTTAGTATTTATTGCTAAAGAAGGTTTATCATCATTATGAAAAGGACATTCAATATTAAATTGCTCTGCACCTAGTGGTACATCTACATCAATTTTATTTAATATCTCAGTCCAATCTATCATATCTAGTTTTTGTTGGTTTGATTCTGTATATAATGTCATTCTTTACCTGTCTATATCCCTCTGGAAATGTTGTTCCACACTTCATACATGAGGGGTCGTCTTTTATTATTCCCAATATCTTAACTCTTGCTGAACCATCCGATTTTAACAAGGGTACTCTTACTGTTAGTCCCGATTCAAACTTACCATTAGAAGTGCATTTAGCACATTTTAAATCTAGGAAAGTCCTATCTTTATATTGATGTATTAGTTTGTTCAATGTGTCCATTGTTAACCCTCCATATAAATTCAAAATCATTAAATGGTAAATCTCCATCTCTATATTTTTGAAACTGTATCTGTCGTTTATCTTGAATCGGCATATCAAGGTCGTCTTTCATCATAGACATTGATACTGCCACATCTGATGCTCTTATCAATGCATCTCCAAATGCAACTTGATTAGGAGCAGGTGGTACATACATATCAGCAGCATCTCTTGTTGCTTGCGTAGATGCCATTACTGCAGTATTAGTTGATAGAGCTAGGTTCTTTAGTCCATAGAATAAAGAATGTGATTGCTCCCATGCAGCTCTATTACCTTCCTGTGATATCAAATATACCCCATCTATTATTAATAGGTCAGGAGAATACTTCCTAACTAAGTTTGTAATACTAGGTAATGATATACTATCTTCCCCACTAATATGGTCACATATCAATAGATTCCTAGAGTCACTATCTCTTAAAAAGCGTTTATATTCTTTTTCATCTATTTCATTACCATTTCTTAAAGCAGAATGGGATAATTTAAACCCTTTCATGTGCCCTAATATTACATCCATCCTTAAGTTAATAGATGATTGAGTCATTTCTGTAGATACTAGTAGTGTCTTAAAACCTTTTTCTACTGCTATCGCTGCTATTTTACAACATAACCAAGTCTTACCTACAGTTGGTCTGGCATATGCAGTAATTAAATCTCCGGGTTGCCATCCCATACCTGTAGAATTAATGACATTGAAAGGAGTAGGTATACCAATCATACCATCCCCTAACTCTCTTTTATTATTTTTATCTTTCCACTGTTCAAATCTATCTAGTTCTCCACAATCATACTGAACTACATCTGCATCGTGCAGAATTTCTACATCATGTAACCCTTCCATAATTAAAGCTAAAGCCTTTTTAGGATTCTGTTGCAAAATAGGTTTGTTTTCAGAAAAAGCTGAAATAATATGTCGGAACATTACTTGTTTTTTAAATTCAGCTAATGCATACTGAAAGTTAGTATCTTGTGCATCTGTAGAAAGATGAGGGAACTTCTCTATTAATACTTGATTAGTAGGGAATTCTGTATACTCATCTAGATACTCTTGTAGAAACTTATATGTTTCCCCATGTTGTGCGAAGTCTTTTACAGGATGAGTAAACGCCTTAAAGTTTTGTGACTCACATAACCCAAATATAAGTCCCGACTCTATGAAATTAAAATTTTCCAATTATTCTCCTTCTTTATACTTATTTCTCAAAGATTTCTTGACTTTATATATTGAAGTATTAGTCAAATTATCTTGTATGTGTTCCATAGTATAATTTTTATACTTC